ATTGTGGAAGATGCACTAGAAAAGATTGCAACACTGTACTTGAAGATGATGCGTGTATATGACAATACACATCTAAAAGATGTTGACAATGTTCCTTTCATTGCCTCACAATTTACTGAAGATTTTGTTGTGAAGGTAGATGCTCACAGCAATTCACCAATATTTACGGAAGATTTACGTCAATTGGCGTTCAATCTGTTCAAAGCTCAAGCTATTGACCGTGAAGGTTTAATTGACTTGCTAGAGCCACCTATGAAACAATTGTTGAAAGAGAAGCTCAAAGCAAATGAAGAGAAGCAAATGGCAATGCAAATGTTAGCCCCAGGCTCGCAACCGCAAGCACCATCTGCACCAGAGGCACCTGAAGGAGGTATGTAATGCAAAACAATGCTGCTGCAACTTTATCACCATCAGCTGATCAACCAAGATTCAGCACTTCTGAATTGAACCGTATGGATCAACCAGCAAGTATTCAGTATCGTGTTTCTGGAATTAAGAGTTATAATCAACGCCAACCACGCATGACATCAAATCGTGGTGGCAATCGCAGTTATTAGTATTGCGCGGTATGGCTGCTCCGTATAAAAGTGGTCGCTGTTTCATTTAAGGAGAAAGAAATGGCTCGTAAAGGTCGTAAGTGTCGTAAATAAGACGCAAGGTATTGACAATCCATAAGTAATTGTTTATACCTAGCGTTATATGATAAGATTTTCTTATCAATAACGAGGGATAGATATGGAACAACCTTCAGCAGATTTACTAAAAATGATGGAAGGCGCTTCTACGCAAGCGAATCCAGAACCAATTACCCCTCCAGTTTTATCTGAAGAAACGCAAATGTCTAGTGAGGAAACCCCTCCTATGGCATCACCAATGTCAACGCCAGAGCCTAAAATGGGCAACCGAGAAGGTGCTCTTATCAATTTAGGTATGGCAATGGACTTAATCGAACAATCACTTGGAGCGCTAGGCGCTCAGTCCGAAGAGGGCAAGAAGGCTCTCTCAGCATTGAAATCATTAACCAGCGTGCTAGGTACGCGTAAAAACGAAATTAAACAGTTGCAGCAAACTGAGATCCTTCAGATGCTACAGGCTTTGCCACAGGCAGGTGGCGCTACACCTGAAAGCAAAGCATTGTCCCAGGCGCCACAAATTCCAGGAATGGGCGGTGGACCTGTTGGATTGCCACCTTCACCTGGACCTACTCAACCTATGACAATGTAAGGAGTAACAAATGGATTTATTTAAACCACGCGCAGCTAGTGCACCTCGTGCACCTACTGACAACAACCAACAAAATGGTCAAATTGTTAACACACCTCGTTACGCTGAATTTGGCGGTTTAACAGGCGCTGCTAAAGCAGGTCCTAAGAACCGTATGAACGTGCAAAAACCTGGTGACGGTAAAAAAGTAATCTAATTTCTATAGGGGATAGACATGAGCTTAGAAGATATATCAATGGAACAAAGGGACGAGTTAGCAGCTCTTGCCAAGCAATTGGCTGAGAATCCTGATACTCGTAAAGACTTTTTGCGTTTAACCAAGAAGGCTAAACCTGATCTACCAATTCCTGAATTAGAAATTGAAGATGCAACTCATCGTGAATTTTCTAAAGCAAATGAACGTGTAGAGCAATTAGAACAACGCTTGCGTGAGCGTGATGCTAGAGATAAGCTTACTGAAGCCCGCAATAACCTAATTAAAAATGGTTTTGCTAAAAACGATTCAGATATTGAGCAAATCGAAAAGGTAATGTTAGAAAAGAACATTCCTAATCACGAAACTGCAGCAGAATATTGGAAGTGGATGTCACAAACTGCGGCACCTACTCCAGGAACGACTTATAACCCAAGCACACTTGCAAAATTTGATTTATCTAAATATCAGAAAAATCCTGTTGCTGCTGCTAGGGATGAGGCTTTTAAAGCATTGAATGAGCTTAGAAAAAATCCTAAGCCCATTGGTCTTTAAAAAACGGGGATTAACTAATTAAGCGGAGATAAACTATGGCTATCGGTGGTGGTATTCTTCCAGCTTCAGGTTCAACACAATTAACGGAGTTGACATACGTCACTCGTAGAGCGTTTATTCCGAAGCTGGTCGTACAACTTTATAACAGCACACCTTTAATGGCAGCCCTGATTGCAAACAGTCAACAGGCTTCTGGAGGTGTTTCCTCAGTAACGGTCCCAGTTCAAGGTTCTCAATTTGTGAACGCCCAGTGGTCTGACTATTCTGGTTCATTTAACCAGCCATCAGTACAGCAAGGCGCCTACAATGCCGAGTTTAACTTGAAACTGATGATTGCTCCTGTTCCATTCTTAGGCATGGAAGGTGCGGTCCAACAAGATGCAGCCGTAATCCCATTGATTGAAGCTCGTATGAACGATGCTACAAACGTAATGATGGATGCAATGGCAACTGCTCTTTACAACAACTCCACTAACACACAGCAATTTACTGGCTTGCCAGCTGCTGTAAGTGATTCTGGTACATACGGTAACATTAACCGTTCTACCTACACTTGGTGGAAATCTAAAGCTTATGCTGCTGGCGGTGTTAATCCAACCCGTCAAAACATCTTGCAATACATTTCTGGCACAGTTAAAAACTCTGCCGAAGTGCCTTCATTCGGTGTATGTGGCTTTGGTACATGGACATTGTTAGCTCAAGATTATGTAGGTCAAGAGCAATACGTTATCACTCCAGGCTCAGGCTTTGATGGTGACGCTAACGGTCCTCAAGCTGCTTTCCGTGCATTGATGGTAGCTGGCGTGCCTATTTATCCTGATCCTTATTGCCCAGAAGGTACTGTTTACTTCTTGAATACTAATTACTTGTCATTGTATATCCATGAACAAGGTTCATTCGTATTCACTGGTTTTGAATCAACACTTCCTAACTGGCAAATTGGTTATGTAGGTGCAGTATTGACAATCGCTGAATTGGTAAATACTAAGCCCAAATCAATGACTAAGGTTACTGGATATAACTCATTGACTATTTAAGGAGAAAGTTATGTCATTAGCAACCAATAAAATTTTAGTCACAGGCACTGACACCAACACTGCTGGTGCCTATTTTCAAACAACTACTGTTACAGCAACCACTGCTGGTGCTGCAATTCCAGCTGGTGTTTACTTGATGTTCCCAACTGCAAACGTAACTGTTACTGCCAATAACGGCTCCACTGTAGCTACTTTGTTAGCTAACAACACTGGTGGCGTTATTATCTCTGACGGTCAAAACGTATTTGCAACTGCTGCATCAGCAAACACATCCGTAACATTGTTAGCAACTAATGGCGGACAAGCTGTTGGTTCTACATACGCGTAAGGGGTGATTTATGATAGCGAATCATGTTGGTGCGTTATACCCAGACCGTTTTGATGGTATTGCTTTAGGCAAAGTCCAGGCTGCCAATATTGGCGCTACAGGCAATGCCACTGCAACTATTGCCATTACGTCTGGTACGGCTTACATCATTCGCCAAATCACTGTAGCTAACGCAAACGGAAGTATTGCTACTGCAAACGTGGCAATTATCACCAGCGATGATGGTAATACCTCAAATGCGGTATCAAACAACGTAGTGCTGTCTAACGTAACAAGCACGACTACTTATCAAGATTTAGGATTGAAAGCTGCTACATTGACAGATGTATATACAGCTCCAGCCTTGTATTTGAAAGTAAATACTGCTGTTACAAATGGCACTTGCGACATTACTGTGTTTGGTGACGTTGTAACACTATGACGACTGTGTATGTGACGAACAATTGGGAGCGCCTGATTGAAAGCGACTTCGAGTTTGTAACCTATAAATTTCCTGTAGGGGAAACTGTAGAACTAACTGAAGAAGCTGCTCGTCACATATTCGGTTTTCAAGACGATAATAAAGAATTTTACATGGCTAGACTTGGGATCATTCATACGGTGAATGACATTCCAAAGGGATTAGAAGCTTTTAAAAAGATTTTAATTACCACTGAGAAGCCTAAACAAAACCACTCGTTATCCCCAGTGGTGGATGAAACTCCTCGTCCTGCCAAGCAGGTCAAACCTGTGAAGCAGGATGGGGACAAAATCCTAGTCGCAGGGTAACTATAAAAAACTATGGAGTTTAAATGGCTCAAACGCTGTCAGGGTATATCACGGAGGTCAGAAGGCTATTGCATGATGCCAATGGTAACTTCTACACAGACACCGAGTTAACAGATTATATCAATGACGCTAGAGAGCGCCTTGTGCGCGACACTGGCTGTTTAAGAACCATTCAAATTTCACAGACACCTCTCAAGGTAAGAACAACCGACACAATCAACGGAGCCGTACCTGCAAATCCGACAGCCTGGGCTGCGAATACTGCGGTATCTCTTAATGACTTTGTGTTTTCCAACATTTTTATTTATCAAGTTACTCAAGCTGGCGTGACAGGTGATGAACCGCCTGACTATCCTGCTAATAACTCGAACTATCCTCCAAGTACACAGTTTTTAAACGGTACTGCAGGATTAACTTATGTGGGCAATTGTGAGAATGTTTACTATCAATCATTGCCTCAGGGTGTAAGTACGCTAGATGTATTAAATATTAACTTGTACTGGGGAAATACAAGGGTTCCGCTACGCTATATGCCGTGGACACAATTCAACGCAGAACTGCGTTTTTGGCAAAACTATATCGGGCGTCCAATATCATTTACAGTTTACGGTCAGTCACAGATATATCTATCTCCAGTGCCAGACCAAATATACCAACTAGAAATTGACACTACGATATTGCCATCTCCATTGGTATCTGCCACTGAACAAGACACTATAAATGATCCTTATAGCTCTCCAGTAGCTTTTTATGCTGCTTACAAGGCTAAATATAAGGAGCAATCCTTTGGTGAAGCTGAAATATTTAAACAAGAGTACATCAAACAAGCACAAGCTGTGCTGAATAGCGTATTTACAAGACGACTTCCAGACCCATATACGACACTTTAGACTATGGCAGCAGTAGAGCAAAAGAAATCTTACCTAGTTGTCAAACAGTTTAGGGGTATTAACACTCGTAACAGTAGAACTGCTATTGATGACAATGAGTTTGCATGGCTAGAAAACGTCATGCCGCTTGGCTACGGCAATTTAAAAGCATTAAATGCGCCTCAGTCCACGACTGTTACTTTTGGCGATACCGTCAATCAAGTTTTTTCAGTCAATATCAACAATAAAGATTATGTTTTAGCTTTTGAAGATGATGGTCGCTGTCAGTATGTTGATTTATCAAACAATACAACAGGCAATGTAGCTGTTACTGGAACATTCTCTAACAGTGGTATGCGCGTTTCACAATGGAAAAGTGAACGTGCACTGATTGTTGATCCTGAAAAAGGATACTGGACTTGGGATGGTACAAACCTTGTGAGCGTTGGATCTGTAGGTTTTATTGGCATTATTTCTGGCGGTAGCGGATATACTCAAGCACCTACTGTGGTGATTGGCGCTCCTAATGATGCAAATGGCGTACAGGCTACTGCAATCTGTACAATTACTGAAGGTTCAGGTGGCGTTAACGCAATCAATGTTACTGCAATTGGTTCAGGCTATACATCTATTCCTACCGTAACTATTGGCGCACCTAACTTATCAGGTGGCACCCAGGCTACAGGTTCAGCAACTATTCAATCAGGTGGTGTAGTAGCTATTTCTGTGACAAATTCAGGATCAGGCTATACATCAGCTCCAAGCGTAACAATTACAGGCGGTGGCGGTGCTAGTGCTACTGCAAATGCAACAATTGCAACAGGAACCATTAACGCTGTTATTTTGACTGAGGCTGGTAGCGGATATACCTCGCCTCCATCTGTTTCATTTACAGGCGGTGGTGGATCAGGTGCTAATGCTATTTCTAGTTTGGTCACATTCCAGACAGGCACAGTACAGTGCTTAGTCACAAATGGTGGTACAGGCTACACAAATGCTGCTAACTTGAGCGTAACTATTAGTGGAGGCGGTGGCGCTAATGCTACAGCTACTGGCATTATCAATGGCGGTCAAGTAACACAAATTATTATGACAAATGCTGGCAGTGGTTATACCAACGCTAGTAATATCACCGTAACTATAAGCGGTGGAGGAGGCTCTAATGCTACTGCAGAAGCTGTTATTAACACTGAGCAAAATGTCGGTGTGCAGTCATTTAGTGGTCGGGTATGGATTGCTTCTGGTCGTACTGTTGCTTATAGTGCTGCTGGATCATATTCTGACTTCACTTCAATATCTGCTGGTACTTTAACGTTAACTGACGCTACATTACATAGCAATATTGTTAACCTATTGTCTGCAAATAACTTTTTATACATCTTCGGTGAAGATAGTATTAACGTATTTTCAGATGTTCGCGTAACGACAGCGGGTACTACATTATTTACAAACACAAACGTATCTGCGTCTGTAGGCACTAGCTTGCCTTATGCTATTTTCCCGTACTTCCGTTCTGTTTTATTTATGAATGATTACGGTGTTTATGCGCTAGTAGGTTCTACCACAACAAAATTATCTGATGACTTAGATATTTTGATTGAAAATGTTGACTTCAATGAGCCTGTTACTGCAGGTCAGGTACTGTTAAACAACACATTGTGTGCTGCGTTTAACTTTAAGTACACTGGAGATAGCCAGGCTGGACGTTATGTTCAGGCTATTTTCTTTGAGAAAAAATGGTTTGTATCGTCACAAGGCACAATTAAGCATTTAACAGCTTCACAGGTTGCTGGACAATCCTTGTTATATGGCACATCTGGCACTGATTTAGTGAAGCTTTATGGCAACGCAACAGCCACTATTGCTACTACAATTACCACAGCGCTGAATCCTATGGGGGATCCTATTCGAGATAAGCAAGCATTGAAAATTGGTATTGAGGCTACAGCAAGCAATGTTGCGCCATTTATATTTACAGTGACAGTAGATAGCGAAAATAGATCAAGCCCTCCATATACGCTATCTTCATTTATTACATGGGTTAATAATTCCAACTCTACAATAGGCTGGACCAATAACTCTATGGCATTGATTCAATGGGGAAATGTTGGATTTAATTTATATAAAACAGATGCTCAACAATATGGTAAATATCTAGGAATGACTGTACAATCAACATCACCAGGATTCACCGTAAATGGTTTTGAATATGAGCATGAATTAAGAGCGAGGTTCTAATTATGGCTAAACCAGTATCAATTCCGAATAGTTTTGCGACAAGTACATCAGCGATACCGCTGTCCTACTTAGATCAAGACTTTAACGCGCTTGCTAACTCGACAAATGACTTAGCTACATACTCAAACTATGTTGCTGATACAGGTTCAGCTGACGCTTACATTGCAAACTTTCCAGCGAATACCAATACATCCAGCTTAACTGCTGGTTTACGCATTCAGTTTAAAGCTGCAAATGCAAATACAGGCACATCAACGCTCAATGTGCAGGTAAACAGCGTTTCTATTGGATCTGCCACAATCAAGCTTACAGACGGTTCTAATCTTGCAGCTAATGCTATTGTTGCTGGTGCAATGGTTGATGTTATGTACGATGGTACTAACTTCCAATTGTTGTCTGATTCTAGTGGCGGTCAAGAAGTTATTACAGATTTAACTGTTACTGGTAACTTATCTGTTACTGGCACTTCAACATTGCAAGGGTTAACTGCTGGTAAGGGTGGTGGAGCTATATCAAGTAATACAGCTGTAGGAGCTGGAGCATTACAAAATAACACAATAGGTGCAATTAACACAGCTATTGGATACCAAGCAATGTATGCCAACACTATTGGTGAATTTAATATAGCAATAGGTGCCTCTGCTTTAGATGCAAATACTACTGGCTCAAGAAATGTAGCTATTGGTGATAATGCTATGAGTGCAAACACCACTGGTACAGACAACGTAGCCATGGGTAGTGCAGTTATGATTTCAAATACTACTGGATATGCTAATACTGCTGTTGGTAGAACTGCTTTATATAGTAATACAATCGGGATACATAATGTAGCTTTAGGTCATAACACTTTATATGCAAACACTACAGGTAATTACAATACTGCTGTTGGTAATTACGCTTTGAATGCAAATACTATAGGCGTACAAAATACTTCTGTTGGTTATTCGGCATTATATTCAAATGTCACTGGAAATAATAATACAGCAATAGGGTTTGCATCTTTATATACTAATACTGGTTCAAATAATACTGCTGTAGGTATAAATTCTTTAAATGCTAACACTACAGGGTCTAGTAATACTGCTGTTGGTTATAATTGTTTACTTGCTAATACAATAGGCGTTTCAAATACAGCAGTTGGATTAAATTGTTTAGATTCTAATACTACTGGTTCCTACAATACAGCAGTAGGTCATTTTTGCTTACAAAGTAATACTACTGGATCTTACAATACTGCTGTTGGTGAAGGTTCGTTAGATGAACAAACTACTGCGTCAAATAATGTTGGATTAGGACACGGTTCTGGAGGTTCTGTAACTACAGGTAGTAATAATATTCTTATTGGTGTAAATGCAGCTAACATTGGCACAGCAAACTTAACTACAGGTATAAATAATACTGCTGTTGGTTATAATTCAAGATTTTCTGCAGCTGGTGCTCAGTATCAAATAGTTATTGGTGCTGATAATGTAGGTCAAGGAGATAACTATGTATCTATTGGTAAAGGTGGCACTAACTACATTTACAACCAATTTACAGTAAATGCTACTTGGACTAAAGCCTCTGACGAGCGTATCAAGCAAAATATTCAAGATATGCCAATTGGCTTAGACTTTATCAATGAATTAAAAGTTAAGTCTTATAACTGGAAGCCAAGCAACGAAATTCCACAAGATATTATTGGATATTCAGAAGAAAATACGCAAGACACTACTGCTACTATGTACGGCATGATTGCTCAAGATGTTAAAGCCGCTATGGATAAGTTAGGCTATGAGCACTTTGGTGGTTGGAATGTTCGTGAAGCAGATGGTTTGCAAGGTCTTTCAAATGAAATGTTTGTTTTACCTTTAATCAATGCAGTAAAAGAATTGTCTGCTAAAGTAGAAGCTTTAGAGGCTAAATTAGCTAGTAAATAAGGAGATATAAATGGGTACAACTGCTGTTAGTTTTCCAGATGTAATTTTATCAACCGCTTATATTGGTCAAAGAGAATACAGTGCTACAAATGTAGTAGTGTTACAGATTGCTGATGATGTAAATGGAAAATCATTACGCGCTTTCTGCCAATTAGGTTCTGATCCATCATTTAAGTATTGGGTTACTGTACAGTCTGGTGATAACTATTCTGTAAACTGGACCAATGCTGATGTTGAAACTGCTATTAAAGCATTTTTTGTTAACGCTTAATTTCATATAGGGGATAAATATGAAAAAGGTTTTAATTGGTACGCCATCGCATGATGGGAAAGTAGATGTGTGGTATGCAAATTCTTTGGTAAATACCGTTAAGATTGCGCCATATTTTGATACAGTAATCATGCCAATATATATGGCTTATGATGCTTTAGTGCAACGTGCAAGAAATGACCTTGTAAAGCTTACAATTGAAGAAGAGTTTGATGACATTATTTTTATTGACGCTGATCAAGAATGGGACCCAGAGTGGGTTTTCAAGCTACTTTCTTATGAAGAAGATGTTGTTGGTGGTACGGTAGTTAAAAAATCAGATATTCCTTCATGGAATGTAAAATCTTTAAATGATGATTTGACTGTTGGTGAAAATGGTTTAATGGAAGTAGAAGCTGTTGGAACTGGGTTCCTAAAGGTTTCTAAAGCTGCTTTAAAAAAGGTTTGGGACGCAAGCAAAGAGTACAAAAATGAAGGCAAAACGTGCCGCATGGTATTCGACATTCAAATTAAGAATGGTGAGCTTGTAAGCGAAGATAATGTATTTTGCCAAAAATGGCGTAAATTAGGCGGTAAAGTGTTTATTGATCCTAACATGACCTGCAACCATATTGGCGTTAAAAAATACACAGGAAGCTTTGCTGAGTTTTTAGAGTATTATAATTTGCATAAAGATGAATTGAAGGAGGCATAATGTCTAATCAAGCCTTTACACCGCTAGGAAATACAGTCTTAATTACGGCAGCTACTAGCGCTCCTGCCCCTGTGCAGATTGCTTCTAATACATTAGGTGGCAATCAATATCGTGTAATCAACAATGGATCAGTAACAGCTTTCTTAGGTTTTGGTGCGGATGCAAACACAGCGACTGCAAATGCAGTAGCGCCTACTACTGGCAATACAACATTCTCTATTCCACTATTAGCTGGAACTGACGAAGTTTTATCATTTTTGCCAAATATGTATGCGACTGCGGTAACATTGTCTAGTACAGCTAGTGTGTATATCACGCCTGGGGATGGTCTGTAATCCATCCCATAATAAAAATGTAGAGAACTAAATGTTAAAAACCGCCAGCAATTATATTAACGCTATAGGGGCACTTGTATATCAAGGTACATGGGATGCGGCTACTAATACTCCTACTCTCATCTCTAGTGTTGGCACTAAAGGTTTTTACTATGTTGTTAACGTGGCTGGTTCTACCAATCTTAATGGCATTACTAGTTGGAATATTGGTGACTATGCAGTTTTTAACGGAGCTGTATGGGAAAAAATAGACAACACTGATGCCGTAACCTCAGTCAATGGTCAAACTGGCACAGTCGTACTTACTGCCGCAGATGTTGGCGCAACACCCAATACCACATACGTTATTGCAGGAACTGGATTATCAGGTGGCGGTCAGCTTAATGCTAACGTCACTCTTGATCTTGCAAATACTTCCGTTGTAGCGGGCTCTTATGGTGATGCTGCAAATGTATCTGTTATTGGCGTAGATGCTCAAGGTCGTATTACTTCTGCCACTAGCACACCTATAGCTATTAGCGTAGGTGCTGTATCTGGCGCTGTTCCTAATACTGTAAACATTCTTACCTCTGGATTAGCTTCTGGCGGTGGAGCACTTACAGGTAACGTCACAATCACTGTTAACGATATTCCTGTCGCAAACGTCACAGGCGCTGTTCCTAATACTAGAACAGTAAGCGCGGGTGGATTGTTGTCAGGTGGTGGTAATTTAGCCTCTAATGTTACGATAAGCTTAACTGACGTACCTTTAGCTAACGTTACTGGCGCTGGCACAATGGCTAGTCAAAATGCCAATGCAGTAGTTATTACTGGTGGCACAATCAATAATACCTCACAAATAGATGGTACTTATGCAAACGTAAATATCACGTCTGTTGTTTCTACTTTCCCTAATAGCTATCTAACAAATAGCGCTGTGACAATAGGCAATACGTCTGTGTCACTAGGCGGGACAATTACCTCTGTTGGCAATCTAACTCTAGCAAATGTGACTATTTCTAGCGGATCAGTAACTGCCAACGTAACATCAAGCAATTTAAACTTAACTGGCACTACATCTGCTAATGCCACTTTTGCAACCAGTAGCTTACCGCTTGTACCAGAGGGATATATCTCTGTGAACATTGGCGGTGTTGCTAAGAAGATACCTTACTATGGAGTTTAAATGGAAAGCCAGCAAGTATTTAACATGGTCATCACGGCTTCAGGTGCACTTGGCGGCTGGATGCTAAAAGTAATTTGGGATGCAATTACTGATTTGAAAAAAGACGTGAAAGATTTGAACCAAGAAATTCATTCTGACTTTTTACGAAAAGACGATTACAGAGATGACATTACCGAGATTAAAGGTATGCTTGGTAAAATATTTGATAAGCTAGAAAACAAGGTAGATAAAGCATAATGGACATGGCAACATTATCATCAGTTGAATTTGGCGATGTGGATTCACTCGCCTTATTTTCTTTTGAGAATGGCTTACAGCATAGATTATTTACACAGACGTTAATGGATCAGGGATTTGAGGTTCCTGTATTTCCAATTATGGATATTAACGTGGATAATATTGACGATTGGCTTTTAGCCCATCAAGTAGAACATCAAGCGTATGCAGGTATTTTAGGATTAAACAATCCTTTTAATATGCTGGACGTGGATGTAAACCGTGAAGAGGACTTTTACGATTGGATTGCTACACACTTATATGTGCACCAACAAATCGCAGCTTCACTTAATTTAACTTAACCATTTTTGGGGATAGAAATGGATAAACTACGGCTCTTTAACGAAGTAGCTCGCGCAGCTAAACCAATGCACCGAGATTACACGTTCATAACAGACCTAAATGTGACCTTTGTAGAGGCAGATTTAGACAGTTTAGACGTGTTATTGATATGTGTTTACTTTAGTGAAATGTATGGGATTGAGGAAGAGGTGGCAAAAACTATGTTGCCAACCCGCCCCCAGGAAATTTTTGATTTCCTAGAAACCCACAAAACACGGGAACCACAATCAATAGATGAGGCATTGGAGTATATAAAATGAAGATATACGTTACGCATGGACGTAAGGCTTGCACAGAATATACAGAGTTTTTGGATGACTTAAACTTCCCTCAAAAGGTTCACTGGTTTCCAGAAACATATAAAAGAGTTGGCACTGGTATGTTTTATGTGCCTCATTTAGTGGCAGATAAAGTAATAGATCAGGCACTAGCAACAGAGCTAAGAGAAAACCCAATAGGGAAAACAGCTTTCATACTTGCTGGTGGTAATGCAAATTTTGCAGGGATTAACCCTCGCAAGGTTAAAGAAAACAGACTGAGTTATGTGTATAAGTTTTTACCGTTTACATTAACTCAGGTATATGCAGGTCGGATAGCCCAGGCATTTGGTGCTAACGATATGATAATTACGGATAGCAGTGCTTGCGCTTCTAGCCTAAAAGTAATGATGGATGTACAGGTTTTAATCCAGCATTATGGCTTTGATAGAGTAGTAGTATTGGCTGTAGAGGACCAAATTACTAACTCAACATTAGATTTCTTTGGAGAATCTAAAGCTATTTTGACAGATGACAATTACAAGCCATCTGCTTTTGATAGCAAGAATTATGGGTTTTATGTAGGACAAGGCGCAGCAATGGCTGTGTTTATGTCTGAGAGAGCTGTAAATAAAACTGGCATAGAACCTATTGCAGAGCTGAAAGGCGCTTATTCTGCTGGTGAAAGAATAGATAATGCGATAGGACAGCGCAATGATGGAGAAGGGTTCATGAGAGCTATAGATGGCGCTCTATACCACTCTAAAGTTGATGCTAGGGACGTAAAAATCGTAAAAACACATGGGACAGGCACCCCCTCTAATAATGTTTCGGAACGGGAAGCCACCACCAAAAAATTTTTCGATTTTGTGGCTACGTCATACAAGCCCCGTATAGGGCATACAATGGGAGTAAGTGGACTACTGGAATCCTTACTTCTTTTTGATGACATTAGGAATGGTTTTGTACCAGCTATTCCAAACAGGACTGAAAGTGATACAATGTTTTTATCAGAAAATTGTTCTGTTCCAGATGGTTACATAATGACTTTGGCTGCTGGGATGGGTAATATATATTCAGCTGCTATATTCGATACGAGGATTTAATATGGCTGATTTAGTAGATAGCAATGAAAAACTGCTTAAAGACGATGAAATCGTACAAAAAGCAGTCATGAACATTCGTTCCCCGTATTCCTACGACCAAGTTGTAAAATCAATCCGTGATGAACTACAAATGCCAGGCACTCAGTTTATTCGTGAGGGCAATACGCTATTTATCGTTCACTACGACCATGACCGTGTAGGAACATTCAGAGCTTTAAATGCAGACACAGCTTTAAACTATGTGAATAGTAGCTGGCTTTTATGTAAGGCTTGCTATGACATTGGTTATGACGTACTTATTACAGAATTTTATGATCCGACAATCGCAAATATTTTTGACATGATTTCGCGTCATCCACCTTATCCTGACATGGGATACAACATCAAACCTACTGTTGATGGCTGGATAGGGACTATTAAGTTAGGACCTACTAGAGGAGGGAGCATATAATGGGTGGAGTTGCTAAAGCCGTTGGCAAAGCCGTTGGTGGAGCAGTAGAGGCTGTTGGTAAGGTTGTTGAGGCTGTTGCCGAGAATCCGTTGCCAGTAGTTGCTGCTGTTGTTGCACCTCAGCTTGCCCCTGCTATTGGAGCTAGTCTTGGCGTAAGTC